AAGCAATTAACGCACCTAAACAAGCTAACTGAAAGCTACCGGTATAAATTAAGGTTGACCAAAACGACCAACATTTCCAACACCCTAAAGATGAATGAATATAGTTCGATAAGTGAGTAACCTTAATTTGAGTAAATATAAAATCAAAAAGCAGCTGCAAGGGTTCGAAGTTAACAAACCACCAAGCAACTGCTATAATCAGTATTAAATTCATAGCCTAATTTTCGGCTAATTTATGTAATTTTTTTTGATAGTTCAACAAACGACCTAAAGCACGGGAACAAGTATCTAATTTATAAACATATTTATCTGCTAATTCGTTTAATAAACCTTTCTTGCAAGTCATAATGAAGTCAGAATGTAACCTCATTCGTGTTTGCATCCCTTGTATCATATCTTCTATTATTCCCATACGATCTTCTACTTCGTCTTTATCTATCGCCAATCCTTTACCATCGCAAGCCATACAAGTAAAATCAACTGGGTTTTGTTCGTACGGGATATGCGTATCGTTTAAATCGATTGTAACATAACCATCTCCATCACATTCAGGGCAATTCATTAATAAACTTCTCATAATTTTAAATTTTTAATTGTTTAACGTGTACAAATATATTAATTAATATAATACAAAATAAAAAAAGCGGAATTTTTTACGTTCCGCCTTAAAATTTACTTGTTGAAGAACTCTCCAAGCTTTTCGATTGATTTACTTGATAGGTTACTTCCGTTCAGAAATTTATGAAGATTAGGTTGTCTTATACCTACTTCTTTTGAAAACGCATTTAGGCTGATTTCGTTTTTTTGCAGATAGTGTTTAACCATTCTCCTCGTTATTTCATTTGCTTCGCTTAATACTTGTGCTGCGTAATTCATAGACTACTTAAAAAATCATCAAAACCTTTATTGTTATAACTCGGTCTACCTTGTTGGTTCGCCTGGTCTTGAACGGGTTTAAAACTTAGGCTTTGGAATTTTCCATTTTTCCCTTCCTTAATCCAACTGCTAACGTAATAATCTACTCCGTTAATCGTAGCTTTCCCATTGTAATTGGGATGCGTTTCTTTTTCTCGCTTGTCGTTAGTGAATAACGCTCCTGAATTATCTCTCTTTTCCATTTTACTTAATATATTTTATTTGGTTTATACTTTGAAGCCACATTTTTAAGACTTCGATTTTACTTTTTGTGCTTGTTTTACTCATTTTTTCTCACGATATAGGTTATTAAATCTCTCACGGGTGCAGCAAAAATCGGTAATCGTGTTTTTGTCATATTGACGAAGAACTTCATACCATACTTTTGTTTTTTGCAAATCTTTGATTTGGACGATTTGATCCTCTCTTGTCACGTTATAATAGTGACCCATTACCTTTAATTCTTTCATAATTCTTGCATTAAATTGTTATAATACTCTCTTACTAATTCTATTCGTTCTTTAATTTGTTCGATTACTGCTTCGTCTTTTACTATTTTAAAGACCTTCACTCGTTTTTCTCTCGGGATATGGTCAAAGTTATGCTTCTTTTGGACAAAATCTCTTACATCCAAGTTTTCATCTATTAACCCTTGCTTCCAATGTTCGCGCCTTACCTCATCTTCTACGATTTGAAATGGTGTATTTACAAGGCAGTAACAAAGTAACGCTTCTTCTTTTCCCGTTAACCATAAGTACCCTTGCAGCTGAAAAAAATACTCTTTATTAGGGCATTCAGTCTCGAAAAAAGGAAAAGTAGTTGCATCCCAAGAACACTTGACATCTAAAAGAACCTCATTCGTGTTTACATCGGGAGTTCCCGTTAAATAATCGTTAGTTAGGTTCTCTTCATTTTTGTAGATGAATCCTAAGTCAAGAACATCGTTAACTAATTCAATGCCTTCGTCTTCTACTTCGTTACCTTTGTCAGTATATCTTGACCAGAACTCTTTACGGATTCCGTATTTATGTTCAATCGCAAGTTCCTGAAGATAAGTTTTTGTGGTCTTAGATAAGACCTCACCCTTTGTCTTGGGTGAAGTCATTAATTTACCAATTTGGGAACATCTTATCTTCATAGCAATAACAATGCTTTTTGTTGAACTTCATTTAATTCGAACTTTGCTTGTAGTTCTTCAGCAGTAAATTCACCATTACGAATCGCTTCAATTGCCTTCAAGAACCGTTCACCTTCTATTGTAGTTTTTTTTGCTTTCGGTTTTAATTGTTCTTCTTTCTTATTATCTCTTGAATCGGGATCGCTTTCGGTCTCGTCGATAAGGAAAAGCCCATTAAGCGCATACTTTCGTGCGTATGAACTTGCCGTCCCCGTACATTGCTCAGATGACATTCCTTTATGCTCTCCCATTTCAGCGTAACTATCAACAAGTATTTCAGTTCCATCTATATTTAAAGTAGCTGTAGCCTTTAAAAATAGCTTATTCCCGATTTGTTCAATACAATCACTAAGAACTAATGTTGCTCCGTGTTTATACAATAATGGTTTAACTGATTCTAAAATTTGTTCAGCACTACGGTATTTGTATTTACCGAAAGCGTTAAAACTTCCTTTTGGGCATTTTAATTCTGCCTGAATTTCTGCTAATTTTTTCATAATTATTAATTGTTAAATTATGCGTTAACCAAGACGCATCCCTTGTCTTTTTTTATTTTACCATCTATTCATATTCCGTCTACTTGGATTTTGCATAAATGAATTTTTACACAATTCTTCTACTTTTTTATCTTTAAAACAACCAAATGGTCTAAAGGCTAAATAAGTCCCATAGGTATAACCATAAGTACTTATTTCTACAATTTCTTTTAAAATTTCTATTTCTTTTTCCGTTTTTACAACATTATAAATATCAATGGTTTTTAATTGACCATAACCATCACAATTAGCAGTATTATAATATTCAACTAATTTTTTTACAATTTCTTTTTTCATAATCGTTTTTTTAGGTTTTAATTATTAATTGTCTACAAATATAGTTATTCTTTTTAATATAACAATAGGTAATCAAAAAATTATAAAAATTTCTTTAATCCTTCCGCACAACGCTCGATTGAATTAGCGCGTTCCTGAAGGCTTTTAATTTGTTCAGCTATGGTTTCTTTACAATCGCTTGTGAAATATCCATTGGATGTAGCTATTAAAGGTATTATGCCGTTTGTACGAATGTAGTTTACTATCTTACGCAATCTTGGTTGGGTCATCTTGACTTTTGATTCGTGTTTTTTTAAATAATCGTTCATCCGTGTTACGATTAATTCTGCTTTAATCGGGTTTTCCTTTTTGTAATTACGAAATCCGTGAACTACTATTGGAAGAATCTCCATTTCATCACTTGTGAGCTCGTGTGTGAACACTTCAAAATTAGTAACTGACATAATTTAGGTTTTAATTGTTTGGTCAAATATAGTTATTCTATTAAATATAACTAAAACTCCTTAATCTTTTTTTTGTAGGTCAACATAATTTCTCGTAGTTCTTCTTTCGTGAACTTCCGTGTTTTTCGTGATTCTGCTTCTAATTCGTGATAACTTTCGATTCCGATTTTATGTATTAAGTTTCTTTGGTACTCGATTAGATTTCCTGAAAGATATGTGTTGCAGTGTTCACATTGAAGATGTACATTACGCTCATCAAAACGAACGTTCCAATGGTTATTAGCGTTGAAGTAGTGACCAGCGTTTTCCTTTAATGGTTTATTTTGGCAGCTAATACAAACTTGTCCTTTGTCTCTTAATCGAATGTACTTGTTAAATATTATCTGAGTAGCTTTAACAAGGTCTTGGATAGTCTCAAGATCGTTCTTCATCTTTTGCTTCTTAACCTTCCATTGCTTCGACTTTTCGGATTCGACCCAAACACGGACGCATTCATCTTTTAAGCAGTATTTCTGCAGGAACTTAATAGGTTCGAACTTTTGCTTACAATTCTTGCATTTCATAAGTTTAAATTTTTAATAATTTTGTAAAGTACATTTACTACTATTGAATTACCCGCTTGTTTATATGCTTGTGAATCACTAACATTCCAGGTAAAAGTATCGGGAAAATCCATAAGCCTAAAGCATTCTCTTGGTGTTAGTCTGCGGATTTTATATCCATCCCACAATCTTGTTGTATTATGATGCGGTTCAGTTAATGTAGGCGCATTGTCTTGCACTTTTCTATTGTGTGTGTCAATTGCTTTTATTTGACCATTTGGCAATATATTTTTTTTAATAGTATCGTTTAATTTTTTATCATTGTATTCAATAGCTATATTATGATTTCTATCTCCTCCTAAATTAGATAAAATAGCTGGTGATATTCCATTTTTATCAAATACTCTATTCTGTTGATATGGCTGTTTACCATTACTTTCTTTGTTTTTATTTAGTTGCATTACAATAGGATTATAAATTTGATCTTCTATTTGTCTAAATTCATAATTATCACCTTCATCACAAGTATCACAAAGATTATATTGATAATTACCGCAAGTATAAAAACCATATTTGCATAATTCTATTTTTATCGCATTATCGGTTGGCGCTAATGCAGCATTAGCTCTCAAACAATTAGCAATACCATTTTCGTCTTTTGGTTCAAAAATAAAACCCGTTTTTTTCTCATTGTGATTTTCATTGTGTTTTGTAAATCCATCAATCATCTTTTCACTTAAAAAATATTTATTATCTACATTTTCTTCAAGTACATCTTTTAATTTTTTAGTCAAATATTCTTCTTTTGGGAATTGAAAATTATTATCCGAATCGTCACGAATACCAATCAAAAATACTCTTTCTCTATTTTGTGGTATACCGTGATTTTTTGCATTCAATACTTGCCAATATAAATGATATGGAACTGATTCTTCATAAGGGAATATAATTGGAACACCATTAACCGATTTTCCACCTAACATATTAACCCACTCTTGGAAAGTTTTTCCATTATCGTCGGAAAGCAATCCTCTTACATTTTCAAAAATAAAATATCTTGGTTTGTTTACTTGAATAAATTCGTACGAATTAAAAAATAATATTCCTCTATTATCGTCTTTTCCTAATCTATTACCGGCTAAACTAAATGCTTGACAAGGGGGTGATGTCATATAAATATCTAAACTTTCACTTGGAATCTCACGTTCATATACATTTATTGGATAATATTCAGGTTCTCCGTAGTTATGTATGAACGTTTGTCGTGCATATTTATCCATATCACAAGCGAATAATTCTTTATATTTAATTCCTAACCTTATCAGAGCTTGATTGAATGCACCGACCCCGCTAAAATCACTTCCTACTTTTATCATAATTCATAATTTTTGGTTTTTAATTGTAGTTGTAAATCTTTTACTTTGAACTTTTCTTCTTGAAGCAGTCGTTCTAAGCGAAAACACGATTGAATAGCACTACGATATTCTTTTTCCATAGTAGAATAAACTATACTTATTTCTTGAAGGTCTGCTAATGTTCTTTCCATTGAATCGATTATGTCTTTTCGATTAGGATGGTTCGTCTTTATCTCTTCTAAGCTAATTTTAACTTTTAAATAGGTAGTTTGGATTCCTACTTTGGCTGATAAAATATTCAATTCGTCCATAATTCGTCTTTTTGCTTGTTATAATAATCAAAATGGCACATCATCTTTACTTTGTTTCATCTTTTCCGAAAACGAAAGTAATTGTTTTCCGTTAACTACATCGGGTTCAATTAAAGGTAGTTGTTTAGCAGTAAAACTATTAGATTGTTTAGGTCTAACATTTTGTAAAGGATCAACCCCATTAACTTTAAATCCTAACCCCGAATTAAAATCAAACATAATAGGGTCATTTAATGAAGTATGCTGTCCACCCGTGTCCATATCTTTGACTTTTTCAACATTTACCCACGTTACATATTTCATTGTTTCGTGTTTTACCAACCTATGAATAACAAATAAGTCATCACATCGATTTGAAAATGCTTTACCACCTTCGATATGGTCTTTCAATGGTGCTTTCAAATGTCCTTTATATTCGCCTTCTTGATAAATATTTCCACTTCTACCGCTTTCGCTATTTGGATGCGTGTTTATGTATATCGTAACTCCGAATTTATTGCAGAAATCACGGCAAGTATTTAAAAAATTATAATTAGATTGAAAATCCATTTGCCTATCTAACCCAGTAAATGGGTCAATTAATGCTACATTGCATTCGCTTTCTTCGAATAACTTCAATAACTCATTTGGTTTGTAAAGATTTTTATTGCTTATAAATTTAAACTGCTGTTCGATTATTGTTGTTCCTGTTGTTATTTGTTGGTAGGTTAAATCCTTAAATCTTATTCCATAGTACATTTGAAGTAAGTCACGAAGTATTGTAGCTTTCTTATTTTCACCGCTCCAAATGCAAAATTTTAAATCGTGTTTAAGTGCAAGTGTTAAGAAGTACCAATTTATCCAATAGGTTTTCCCAACGTTATCGTGTCCGAGAATTATGTTTAGTTGGTTAGGTTTAAATCTAATGTACTCATCTAAAAAAGGTTTAAGAGCGTCAGCAAATTTTAATTTGCGTTCTTCTATATTCTCATTCTTATTTACATTTACATTAACATTGTTATTAGCTTCTACTTTGCTTTCTTTTTGCTTATCTTTTGCTTCCGTTTTGCTTTCAATTTGTTTTGTTTTTGGTTTTTTACCATTCTCAAACCGCTTTATATTAGCGTCAAGTTGTGGTTTAATCAAAGTAAATAATGCTTTACTGATTTCGTTTGTAAATTCTATTTCCTGAAAGTTTAAACCATACTCAAAAATAGCATCGTAAAGTTCAGCTTTAATTACGGGAGATAAACCATTAACGCTTTCGTAAAAGCTGCGGTAAAAAATCATTGAATCACGTTTCATTTGTTGTTTGTGTAAATTAAAAAAGCCTTCTAAAATCCTGCGCGTCTGACTTCGCATTCATTTAAAAGGCTAATAACTTCTTTAGGTTCTATGATGTCAGACGGAACCGTTTACAAATGTAAATATTATTTTTTAATCTTCTTCAAAGTTCTTATAAAAATTATTTGATATGTTAATACGGATTCTCCATCGCTTTAACTTTCGATAATCGATCTTTTGCTTTCCATTCCATAATCCAAGAACTCTCATTACCAAAACTTAATTATAAAGTGAATAACAATGTACCAAAATAAACCGCCTAAAAAAAAGTAGACTGCGCAACCTAAGTAATTTCTCATAGCTTTTCAATTTCAATTATAACATCTTTTAAAAATCGAATCCTATCTAAGGACATTGTTTCCTGAATTCTTTGATTTGCTGTAAATATAGCGCAGTTTCGTGCTTTTCTATAATCCTTTAAGTCAAGACCGATGTAAAACTTGTCTACCAATTGTACTGCAAATTCTTTCGCTGTCATACGTTAGATTTTATAATTATCTCGTTGGAATCTATGACCTTAAAACTACGCAATTTTTGGTATTGCTGCTTAAACTGGAGTAAAACCTTTTGGTTTGTCTTCGTGTTTTCGACATTCTCGTAAAACTCTTTACCCTCAATTAATAGCGATTTTAACTTTTCAATTTGGTCAATCAAAGATTCTTCATTGATCCATTCGAATACTGCTGTTACTTCTTTGCGTTTCATATTAATGTTTTAACGTATTCATAAATTTCGTAGGTTTCATTTTCTGCCCAAGTGATTATTTCTTCTTCTTTTTCCATATCGTAATTAAACCTAAATAATGACTGATGGCAGAGCTCGTGCATAATTAATCACGTTGTTTTAACTTCATCCGTACATCGAGAAAGATTGATAAACACGAATCGCTTATCCGTTTCACCATACTCATTATTTGCTTTAGGAATGAAGTTACACCATCCAGCAATATAACTGCTTTGTTTTGTGTTTTGGTGAAGCCGACAATCCGTTATGTTTAACCCGTGCATTTCTTTTATATTAAAATAGTAAAACACTTCGCAAGGGTCATTGCTTAACAACAAAGTGTAACCATCCCTATTTTTTACCCACATAACTCCAAGTTTTATCGTTCTCATTCCACCTTAATGTTCGTGCTTTTGCGTGGCAAACCTTCATATAATGCTGAATATCCATCCTTCCCGTGTTATTCTTCTTTTGCTCCAACCAATAGTCAATAATTTCAATCAAAGTCGGTGTTGCTTTTTTAGGCTTTCTCATCGTATTAAAATAAAAAGTGATAGCAACATACCAAACGTGCCGATAAATAGCGTTAAACCGAACGTAACGACCTTTAAAAACTCTTTATGTTCTTCGTTGCGTGGTGTAACTTGGTCTAACAAGTCGTAAAAGTAATTTTTCATAATGTTTTATTTAATTGTTTGGTACAAATATACTATACTTTTAAATATAATGTTACATTTTTAACAAATATTTTTCTTATAAACTAAAAAACCCCTACCGAAGTAAGGGTTCTCGTTAACAATTAACCTATTCAATTATGAAGAATAATGCAAATATACTATTTTAATCGTTTAGTAATGTATCTACCTAAAATTTTACCTACCAAATTAAACAACGGTTTCTCT